ATTTTATATTTCATATATTTTAATTAGATCTTAGCGTTTTTCTTACTTTTGTTTTTGATAAAATGTTTATTCATATAACGCTGAAGATTAAAATATGTCACTTCATCATTACCATTGCCTAGTAAAGTGCGAAGGGCTTCATCCGGCTTAATAATTTTTCTATTTTCTTGCCATTGAAGATTATTAGTTTTAATATAAGAGATAATAAACTGTGTTACTTCCGTTCGAGCAACCTCACTTCCATTTGGCTTATCCATAAACTCACACAATTCTGGTGAGATCTTAGAAGGAACTGCAAATCCGGATGGCTTTCTATTTCCCTTTTGTTTGTTTTTCTTAGCTTCTTTTTGCAGAGCTTTCATCTGCTTTTTCACATTTTTTTCAAGTCCCCGGATTTGATTTTGTAACATAGTAATCTGTGATCTGAAAGCGGTCAATGTTGACAAAACACCTTCAAATTGTGTAGCAAATTGCTGGAGGGATGGTGACAATTCTGTTCCTTCTTGAACGGTAGTAGCGGGAGTATCTTTAGAACTCATTTATAACATCTTACAACATTGTAGCTTTAAATCAATTTTTCAAAATATATTATTTACTTCATTAAAAAGTAATTAAAAATTTTATAGGTTTTATCCATCTGGATTATGCATTATTCACAGCATTAATATCATCCTCTTTGGTTGCACTATCAGCTCCTAACAAGAAATCTTCATCCTGGAAGCCGGTATTGTTTGACGATACAACTGTATTCATTGGTGCTACACTGTTTATATATTGTTGGACTTCCAGCACAATATTATTATCCAATTCGTATTCATCATCATCTGTAATTTGTGAAACATAGTTATCAATCTCACTTTTTACCCTGGCAAATTTGGAGTTTGAATTTTCATTGTTTCCACCAAAACTAACAATACCTTTAAATCTAATGAGAGCATCTGAATCACTACGTAGATGCTTAAAATATTTAATCAAATTTTGAATTTCATTCCTCCTCTGTTCCATATTTATTTCACCATTAATTAAAGGATAAATTACATATGAAGCAAACTTTCGTGAAGGCATTCCCTTCTTAAGAGTCCCAAAAATACTTTTGTCATAGATCCTGGCCATAATTTCAACGAAAACTTCTAGAATCATTAGAATCTCAGAAACTCGTTCACTTGTCAAACTGTCTGATAAATGACCCTCTAGCCTATCAAAACGTTTGTCATAAAAGTAAATATTCTTTTGATCTATTGCAACAATCATTCCACATAGAAGTGCAATATTATCAAGTCTTGTGCTTTCACCCAATACTCCCAATGGTGATTGAGCCCATTTCCGTTGAAGTTGACGAAGGAGATTTATATTTTGCGTGATAGCAATATGATTTTCATATTCGGATCCGTGTGTGACTCCTTCTGAAATATGTCTGTTCCAAATAGGACCAGCAATTATATTTTTGGCCAATTCAGGGATAATATGATCTTTTCTCCATGAATAAGCTTTAATTAGCTCACCCTGAGAAAGGGGCACTTGTTTAGTGTTAAGTCTTGTAAACATTGCAGCTATTGCACTATTCTCTCCTCGTCTAATTTGTGTTTCACATAAAGATAAATTTGTTGTTTTAAAACTGGCCTTAACGGTTTCTGGCAACTGACTAAACAGTTTTGGAGATTCCTCCTCTTCTCCTGTAAATGGGATGGTAAATTTGTCCCACAGAAAATCCCTCAATGCTCGAGATTTGTTTGCTCCATCCAAAATTAATGATGGTGCATTATAACCATTCATAGCATTTCCATAATCTCTAACAAGGCATATCATTCCACAAGGATAACCTTTCAATAGTGAATCAATATAATCTCGTTTCATTGAGATAGACCACACACCGTTGGCGTCATCACCTCTATTAAATATTGTGGAACGTGAAATACTAATTCCTTCATGTGGAGCCATCCCATCGTATCCTGTGATACGTCTAACAAAATCTTGAATAGGTTGTGTTGTGTATCTAGTAGTTGGCATAGTTATAAGAGTTTTGTGTTTAGTTTTTTTGTTTTTATATAGGATCAATTTTCTATTAAAAATGTTTTAGAAAATTGAAATATTTTTTTTATTATAAATTAAAAATATAAACCAACCTTAAGTAGCAATGGGTAAAAAGAACTCACAAGGCGATTTTAAAAAACGTGCAAAAGGCAAGGATAAAAAGAAAAATACATTTAAAAAATATGGTAAAAATACATCACGTGGTATGCGTATAAAACAAGCGGAGATGGAGAAAAAGGCTGAAAAGAGAAAAAATGAAGGTGATCATTATCTTGTAGAAGCTCAGATGAAATTTACAAAAACAAAAGGAAAATATAGCGGTGGTGCAGCAAAATCAATATGTAAAATAACTTGCAGAAATAAGAAACACGGTTCCTAGAGTAACTGGCTTCTATACCAAACTCTAGCGGGGCCAGCTGACCGCTCTTGTATACAGGTTAGTGTCCAATTTCTAGATTGTTGTTGTGAGCTATTTAAGAAGTTTGAATGATCAATACCTCCTTCAATAAAAGATCTCCACAAATAATTTTCGTGTATGTCATCGTGAGGAAATTTTGGTGGCGTTATTCTAGGTGGCACACAAGTTCCGAAAGCTTCATTTGAAATATTACCTTCCCAAAATTTTTCATAGTATTCATCAAAATCAGGAAATCCGCCAAATTTATTACATATTTCATTAACATCTTCTAACCAATTTACAATTTTACTATAATAGTGTGTCTCATTATCACCACCATTTACCCACGCCCCAAAATAAGGAGGATGTCTATGACGCAAATAATAAGTAAATAGAGCCCATTCTCTTGCCGAAACATTATATATTTTTAATAGAGCAAATCTACCTTTATCATCCCATAAATTCAGACTACAATGACTACAACATTTCTGTCTTTTCCATCGATCTCCATCATCTTGTAAATTAATTAAGTAATTGAATATATTTGCATTTTTACATTTTTTTGAATTTTTTAATTCCGTTATATTTATTATTAGTTCCTTCGCGTGAGAATCAACACTTTTAATTAAAACTGGATTCCTGTTTTCCACTTCTTCAATTAATTCGTTTATGATTGATCTAATTACTGTCATCTTATATACTATTGATTATAAATTTTATATTATAATCAATTTAATTAATCGCGAGGCTCACGAGGGCGACGTGGACCTCTCTGATTACGGCGTCTTCCGCTTTCATCAGTTCGGACTAACATCCACGTTGCACCATCTTCACGGGGACCTCCGCCACGGGGGCGAGAACGTCTTGCACCGCGCCTAGGACGATGCTCCTCAGAGTCACCTCCTTCCTCACTTGTGTCGCGTGTCTGGCGGTTTTCAGCACGAGTTTCGCACATCAACTTTCCAGAACACACGCCATTAATATTACCTGCCTGATAAGGGTGTGAATCACTATCAGATTCGCGAAGCGAAAATGAAACATACTCACCTTGAACAAGATATTTGTATTGCTCTGATGCTACAACAATACCCGAATGATGACAAAAGACATCTTCTCCTTTCTTATCACCATCCATAACGGTCAAAAAACCATAACCAGCTTTATTATTGAACCATTTTACACAGCCAATATAACTAGCTTCGCTATCCCATGAAGGGGAACCTGAATCACTTGTGTTACTCATTATACTCTTACCTATTGAGGTGTCTTTAAGTTGTCTTTTTATATCTTATGTCTTCTCCTTGTTTTGTTTCCAGATATTTTTTTGTTTCTTTTGCGGGTTTTTATACGTTTTCCACCATAAGCTATTTTATATTGTTTGCTTCTTAATTCATTCATTTGTGTAACCATATTGCCATTTGATTTTTCACCACTATCTTCTTCATCATTATTATTACTAGAATTGTCATTACTAGAATTGCTATTAGAATTTTCAAGATCTAGCTCTAGATCACCGCCGCTGTCAGAATTACCGGTTGCTTGAGATAATGTAAAACCTGATTTAACCTCTTGTTTTAACTTAAATTGTGACTGTTGCCATCTTTCTAAATCATTCTCAACACTAGGATATAGAATTTTTTTTCCTTCTTCATTCGTCATATAATTACCATCCATACCTGTTTGCCCCTCTCTCTGATCTTTTTCTTCATCCCACTTAACTAAACGATATCGTGGCAACTGACTAGGAATAACCATAGGAGCTTTTACTAATAATGGTTTTCCTTTTGTTTCTTCATCATATCCCTCGCCCACAATATTATTGCCCCCATTCTTAATTTTTTTCTCAGTTTTATATTTTGTTCCGTAAAACCCTGCAATTGATTTTTCATTAAAAGAACCATCTACTAATTGCGTTACAAAAAACAATCCTCTCATTCCAGAAGGTCTATCGTTGGCAACAAACAATCTTAAACTATTTCCGGAATTATCATATTCCATTGATATAGGGAATACTTGTTTTGTTCCATATTCTGTTACAATGTTTGTATTAGATTCATTAAATATCCGTTGGGTTTCTTCTACATTTTCCGGTTGATAAGGACCTGAGCCGCCAAATTTCGCTACTGTTGATATTTCCTGACTATAATCCCCCATACTTTTTTTTATTGTCATGTTTAATATGTCAGTGATGTTTTTTTGAAGAACACCAGTAATAGTTTGAGATTTACCCTCTACTCTAGAAAGCATATCAGCTGTAGATCCAATAATATCTATATAAGATTCTACAGCACTAAAAGGTCCTAATCCTAACAATGATTCTTCGTCCTTTTCCATCCTAACTATGTCCTCTCCATTTATACGAACAACAGCTCTGTAATTTATTTTCATTAATTCAGCTCTCATTAGTCCCATCCGTTGAGAAATAGATTGAATTGCTGCATTAATACTGCTTTTTTTTATTGTTTCATTTGTTACAACAGATTCAATTGCTCCTCGTAAATAATCATCATGGGAGTCACTAACACTAAAAAACTCCTGAAATTTTTCCATTATTTGGTCTTTTTTTGCCTTTCCCTTACTTGTTAATGATTTAATAAATTGTGCTAACTGATTTAATTTTTTTAAAACATCTCCATATAAGGAATAATTCGGATACTTTTCGGCCCAATCTGTTACGCTAACTACAGGTTTCAATATGAATTGATAAAAATTTGAAAGGTCGTCGCCACTATATGAAACTACAACATCTATTGGTGATAAAACAGCTGTTGATTGAGTATCTTTGTTTGCTATTGATAATGCGCTCCCTTCAGATCCAGGAGAACATAGAGACATACCATCTGCAATAGAAGAAATAGGACAAAATTGTGAATATCTTGCTTGCATAGCATCTAAATTATAAAATCCCCCAAAACGTGGGACCACCTCGCCATCTACCCTTAGTTTTTGTGATAATTTATCAATATCTGTTGTGTGTAAAAAGGATGCATTATTTATAATATATTTACTTTTTGTTGGTGGTGCAGTAATATCAGTTCCTATATTAAGTTCTTTTTTGCAGTCTTTATCTTCGCATTCAACGGGACGCGGCAAAACAACTTCTGATTCAAGATTTACATAATCAATATCTGGATGATCATCCGCTTTATAACTTTTCTTTCTTGATTCTAAATCCTTTAAATTTGAACCAGCTGTTAAAATATATTCAGGCAATAATTTTCTTACAATTTCATTATAGGCAAATTGTATATCATCATCAGGATTGCCTGTAAACCAAAATGGTTTTACCGATAGGTCGTCGCTTGTTCCAAATAACCAGCCGAAATATTTTCCTCTCTCTTGAAAACAATTTGTTCGGAGTTCACCGACATCCCTAAGGTCGGTGATTTCCCTATATTTAGCATTATTTTTAGGAACATTTTTAATAGTTCCTGATGTAAAAAACCCTCTACTTTTAATTTCTCCCCAACCGCGGGGACCTGTATCCAAAATTAAACCTAGTGATTGTAAAAAGTAGTCAATATTTATTGTTTTTTCTTTTGTGGTTCTAGCAGAAAATAAATTAGTCCCAGATATTCCTATGGTTGATTTTACCAGTTGAAAATATAAAACAAGAACTTGAACATTATAAAATAAAACTCTTGCAAATTTTTTTCTTCTCTCCAATGATACTGGATTAGAAATTGAGACACCATTTTGCCAAATACCATATATTTGGCCCCAAAATATTTTTCCTTGATCGTCCCTAATTTCACCTGTTACTTGATCTGGGGCACCTCCTATTTTATTAGCATTTTTCCACTGCTTTCCTTGATCTCCCATTATTTGTTCCCATTCATCTTGTGTGAATAATGGTTCAAATACAGGTTTAAAGTGTGGATATTCATTAAAATTAGGATTCATAATCGCACTAATGATATCAATTGAAGGTTGTTGTGGAAAAAACAGATTACTTGCACCACCTTTTATTGTTATTGAATCAGTTTTATATAAAATTACCAAAATAAGAGTTCTCATCAAAATACTATTAAAAAATTTTACCATATTTTTTTGATCTGTTTGTGACATTTCTGATAAACGCGTTCCACCCCCTTGATTTTTATTTGAAGATGTTAAATTATCAATTAATTTATTTATTTTTCCTATTTTTAATTTAGTAAATCTATCTGTTGCCATTTCCCTATCCATAGGGGGAAGTATGTCAGATAGTGTTAATGTTTCTATAGTCTTTTCCCCGGATGAAATTTTTTGTTCAATTTCATCTATTTTTCTATTGAGATA